TTAGCAAACTGTCCGAAAAAGTGTTGACTTCCCGAACCTGTCTTTTCTGTCGTTGTACTGCTTAACTTTTGGTGCAACTTTTGGATAAAACTGATCGTCACCAACTTGAAGCACAAAGCTAAGTTTCGTTAGAAGGTCGGCAATGTTGTCCAGCTTCTTTCCTAAGCCATCTGTACCGCTGTTTTCGGTTTCAGCAACGGCACCATTGCCAAGGTTGTGATTGATGTTGGTAACAGCCTGACCTAGTAGTTGCCAAGCACGACTTGTTTTTGTAAGTGGCAAGATTGTTTCTGGGCCATCTTCGCCAACAAGCGCATGGATTGGCTGTGTAATCAAGCCACCATTGGCGTAACCTTCACGCCCACTGACACGAGCAAAAGCAGAACTTCCAGAGCCGTAGATGGACCGCATATAATGAATACCAGCGAGCAAATCGTCATATCCGTTATAAACATCGTTGTGGCCGGGGAACTTAAACGCATTGAACGTTGGCCCAATGGTTTGTACTAGCCCCATTGAAGGTATGCCGGCTTTAGCGTTGCTATCCCACAAGTTAATTGCCCTAGGATTACCATTGGATTCACGCTGGATAACGCGCATCCATGCGGCAACTTGGTATGCCGAGGCATCAAATCCATTGGCCTTTAAAGCTCGAATGACATATGGCTTCCAACGTTGCACACCTGAGCCACCGGGATTGGCCGCACTCATTTCTTCTTCCAACTTTTTAATGCGGTCAAAGAATCCTGCTACGCCTTTTACATCTTCATCACGTAAAGCTGCTGAGGTGTGTTGAGCCATTGAACCAGCACCAGCAACCGAATTAACATTAAATATCTTTCCCGCTAAATTGGTGAAAAACTTCAATGGATTCCCAACTTGTGTCAGGATATTGCCAACTGTTGAGCTTACCTTGTCCCATACTTTTGATGCTGTCTTCTTAATCCCGTCAATAATGCCGTCAAGGCCGCCTAAACCATTAGCATAGCCAGGCAAAACATGTCCCAATTCTCCAGCTAACACCTTAGAAGTATCACGTGTGTTTAAGATGTAGTCACCTTGCTGTACTTTCGTCAGCTCTGGACCATTAGCCCCCAACAGTTTATATGTACCAGCATAAGGCTTGTATTGAAGCTCAGGACCAGCTTCACCAACTAGTGCCATGCCATTCTGAACGGCACCACCATTTGCATATGCAAGTTGCTGAACTTGTGAATAACCATAATTTGGCTTAGTTGCTGGCATTTTATCTCCGCCAAAGAATCCGACAATTTTATTCCACCAGCTGGCTAATCCACTGAAGATGTCACCTGTGCCATCCGCTTGTTTAGAAGCAGCATGCATAGAGCTGTTAGCTTGATTGCGTGCATGGCCAGTAACGTTTTGGGATTGAGTTGCAGCATAGCCACTAACACCCGTCATTTGCTGATATTGGAGATTGGTCGTTTCAGAGCGTTGCTTGTTAATTGCGCTAACCGTATCTTTATACTGGTTAGTGGCGTGCTTTGTGACTTTGTTGTACTGGTCTTTAGCAGCGCCCGAAGTGTCATCTCGCTGCCGCCTTGCCTTTGATACGATGTCTTCATACTGAGACTTGCTAATAGTTCCCAAGTCTTTGTACTCGTGGTCTGCCGTTGATTTGGTACTCTTATAGCGCTCATCAGCAGCCTTGATAATGTCATCACGCGCATGCTGTGCAGGTTTGACTGCAGCTTCATATTCCTTCTTGGCATTTTTGGCCGTATTATCCAACTGCTGAACGTTCATAGTGTTCTTTTTCTTGTTAAATTCATTAAGCAGTTTTTCTTGCTGGTCTGCACCCTTCTTAACAAGAGTTGTAATTTTGCTATTGTTGGTAAGTTGATCCTTTGCATATTTATTTGCATAGGATTTGTAGGCCGCTAGTAGTTCCTTGTTCTTTTCATTTTCATATTTCTTAGAATTAGTTCCGTACTTTTGCGCAATTTGCTGTAGCTTTTTAGTATTGCCGTTAGCAATATTTTGTGATTGCGTGTAGTAGGCATTGGCATCTTTAGCCATTTGAGCATAAGCAGATTTCTTTGACTTAGCTGCCGCTTGATCAGATTTTTTAGTCTTAGCAAGTTGCTCATCGGCTTGTTTCTGAGTTAAGACGCCTTCTTTAACTAGTTTTGCTAAATCAGATGCTGAAGCCTTTTCTTTTTTGGCATAGTAGCTGTCAACACTCTTGCTCATCTTTGAGTAGGTATCGTTTACAGACTTTTGTGCCTTTGCAATGGACTTAGGGTCTGTGCTAAACGAAACAACCAGCTTCTTGGATAAAGCCTTGGTGTATTTGGCAAATGAATCTCCCAAGGCCTTGGTATCAGAGCTAAGTTTAGGAGCCTTAACTGTGACGCCCTTGCTAGCATCATTCATGGCCTTCTTAATTGACTTGGCCCATCCCTGCACAGTCTTAGTTGATCCTAATGCATCACCAATCGCTGCACCGATACCAGCACCAGCAGCAGTTCCGGCACCCGGTATAACAGAGCCTAAAGCAGCACCTATTCCAGCGCCAATTGTTGCTCCTGTTCCTTTTGAAGCTGCCTTAATCTTTTCCTGTGAGCTATTCGAAGTAAGTGCTTGTACAATACTACCCGCAACATCAATTCCAGCACCAATGCCGCCTAGTTTGCCTAAGCCGCCTACAACTCGGCTGCCTAAACTGGCTTTTTCGACTGTGCTTGCAGCCGCACTCGCCCCACTTTCTGCAGTGGCTAATGAATTACCAGAGCCTTTTAGCAGTGAAAAATTAGACGCAATTTTGGCGAACAGACTTGTTTCGCTTAAAGCTTTCAGACCGCTGTACACATGACCTAATCCTGATGCAAATTCCATTGCTTTTTTTGTCATCCACAAACCTGCAATCACTTTGACGGTAGTTTGAATACCAGATTTGTTTTTGACAATATCATCTAGCACATCATGGATAGCTTTTAGCGGGTCTTTCATCGTCTTTGCATTAGTACCACCAACGTTTAGCCACCCAGCAATGTCTTTGATTGCGGTTTTAAACAGGGACCAGACTTCTTTACCAGCAATTTTGGCAATGTCCCACATATCTTCGGCAATACCAGTAACATCTTTTTTGTGTGCGGAAACATAGTCAAGAATGTCTTTCGCTCGATTAGCAATATTAGCTAGGCGTTTACCAAGATCGGTAGCCGCTTGCTGTACAACTGGTGAAGTTAGAATGCTTGAAAGAGATTGCATACCACTATTCTTAACATCAAAGAGTGGCGCGGTCATTTTAGCCTTTAATGTGATCCAAGCGCCTGACATTTGAGCCATTGCGCCTTCGCTAGTTTTTCCAAATTGGTCAAATGTGCTCTTGCTTGTTGTTCCAACTTTATAAACCAAGTCCATGAAGTCGTTAGACTTGATTTTACCGTCAGCAACCATTTTGGCAAATGACTCCTGACTAACCCCAGCAGCTTTGGCTAATTGTGCACCTAGGGTAGGCGCCTGCTTTTCAAGCTTGGCAAGGTTGGTTGTGGTTAAATCACCCGAAGCAACAACTCGCGTCATCGCCTTAGACAAAGCGTCCATGCCGTCTCCGCCTTTGTGCGAAGCAGTGGCAATGCTAGCAATACCAGCACTAATGACGAGAGTTTTACTTGTGACACCATGTGTCATGGTATCAACGGTGGTTTGCATGCTGTTAATTTCGCCACCGGTTGCACCAGTTTCACTTCGCAAATATGACATTTGATCGGAAAGAATCTGAATATCATTGGCCGACTTGCCCATGTTTCCCCAAGTCATTTTCAGTTTTTCTCCGGCCTCGTTAAGTTCTAGCCCAGACTTTACCGTGTCAGTAATGCTTGAGCTTAGACGTTGCCAGCCGCTTGTGATGGCGTTGGTGATAAGGCCGCCTTCAACAATTTTGCGAAGCAGACCCGGTGTCTTTTCGGCTTGTTTGTTTGTCCCCGATATAGCTTCCTTAACTCTGTTGAAAACAGATGGGTTAGCCTTGTCCATTTCAGTTTGCAAACCGGTCATAGAAGACTTAGCCTTTGCTAAACTGGTAGCTGTCTCATCAACACGGGTCTTCTGTGTACGCCATGCTTCTGAATCCTTGCCACTAGCGCTGGCAATCTTATCCAACTCAGCAGACTGTTTAGACAGTTGCTCATTCAGATTGGTAATGGAGGACTTATAGCCTTCCATTTTGGCCTTGTTAGCTTCTTGCTGTTTTCCCTCAGCCTCTAAGCGAGTCACATAAGCTTGGTTGGCACGTGCAGCCGCTGTGTACTCTTGTTGTAAGCCTGCCAACCCAGACTTTTGATAGTCCATTGCTTGCTTGGCACGGTCTTGCTGAGACTGCAAACCAGCAAGCTGCTTAGTGGCACCATCAATTTGTTGCTGATACTTTAAAAACTGTTGAGCAACATCGGCAGTATTGCCCTTCAACTCAGCTTGTTTGGCTTTTAGAGCGTCAATCTTAGCCTGTTGTGACTCAATAGACTTCCCCAGTCCTTCATACTTGGCTTGGGCAGCGCCAACTGCATCACCGGCAGACTTCATCTCCGCCACTTGAGCTTTCCAAGCATTTTGACTCGAACGAACAACCGCTGTTAATGATTTGACGGATTCGCTTGCCGACAATAGATTAAGGGCAATATTGGTGCTCATTGTTGCATTAATTTGTTTTGCCATTTAAAATCACCCTTCCTCCTTGTACTGCTTCCACATGATTGCTGGATCAATTGGACGATCCTTAGGGCTTTTTGCATTTAGCAAAGTTAAAAATCCGAAATATTCTGCATCCCAGAATTGGTCACTAGTCCAGTGCATGTTGACCATTGCGTTTTGTCCCATATAATCAAAGTCTTCAAGCTTATTCTTTAATTCAAAAACTCGTTCTGGAGCACTAATTATCTTCGTCTTTGCTTTTGCTGGCATCGGCCTTCTTTGCTGACATGTCAATGTCTTCATCGCTAAGTCCTTGCACACGAAGGGCAACTCTAGTAGCAATTTTTACAGTTTCGGCGAATGACAAATTGTCCAGCTTTTCTTTTTCTGCTTTGTTTAAGTTAAGCGTATCGACAATAAAATCTGTATTGCTGTTGACCGCATTTAGGCTGGCATGAAGTTGCTCAGTAAACGATTTGTTCTCCACATCATCTGACTCGGCCATGCTGAGCTGGTACTTTAGTGTATTTCGCAGAATACGATTTGTTACTTTGACTTCATGTACACGGTTGCTAAGCTGGTTAACTTTAATTTTCATTTTTAATACCATCCTCTATATTTTGTAAGGTCGCTGTGGTGAATCGGACACCACCAAAGTTCACCAGAAAGCGACTTTTTAGCATAAAAAATAGCGCACGTTAGTGAGCCATTCATCAGTTGTTACTATGAAATTGTGTCAGATTGCGCCTGTCAGCATTATTTAGCTGGACTTGTAGTGGCACCTGCTGGCAATACGTATCCGCCGAAAACTTCTTTGTACATGTTGGCTTTGTCGAACTTAGGATCAAGGTCGCTGTAAATCTTGTATGGCTGATTATTAAAGGCCATAGTTGAAAGGGCGGTGTAAGTCAAAGTGTCATCTACGCGTTGTTCTGCTGCTGCATCTGTTTGGATATTCGCGGCCGTTTCGGTCATGATGCCATCACCAAAGCCATAATAGACAAAGTGCGCCCTGTCGATAGTTTGCGTGGTAATAAGTAAGGCCACATGAGCCTTCACATTCTCATCGGTCCAACCGCCCTTGGTATCACTGACAAACCCTTTGATTTGCTGCTTAATTTGGTAATTCAAGTTGTTAATATCCAAAGCCACTGTTGGTTCTGAAGTACCAACCATAACGTCTTGGACGTTGTTGTTGCCATAGGTCTTAGCAATTGTACCTGCTAAGCCTGTAATGTTGGCCGTCTTGGTGCCCAAGTCCTTGTGATCGACAGTATAAATACCATCGGTGCTTAGTCCTGTATCAGCGCCAGAAATTAACTTTTGTTGTGCATCAACCAAAGCTAATTGAATTTGATATAAACCTACACTTGCCATTTAAATTCCTCCAATGTTTTTCGTTCTTCTAAAATAAAATGTGTTAAAAAGCTGTAATGTGTCTGGATCGAATGTTCGTTGCCTAGTGGCCGCTACCTGCCAATGTTGATGAGTAAAAGCCTTCATCATGGCTATCTCAATGGCTTCGGGATCAGAATCTAGCAATTGTGAGTACCAAATCTGTACTTCCACTTCCTGATTTAATGCCCAAAAATCATTGTCACCATATGCAGCCGGATCATCAGCAGAATCAGTAATCAAAACGACTGTTTTATTCACGTTATCGACTAATTCTTTTGGTAAGTTGTTGCCTTTAACTTCATCAATGTTGGCAATTTTGGCTTGGAGAAGCAGCTTTACTGCATCATCTACAGCACTCATTGGTCTCCACCACCATTCAACTTGGCGATAATTGCTTCATATTCCTCTTGCTCGGCTGCAAATACTTCATCCTTGGCATCATCACGAGCATTATCAACAAAGTGGTCACCGCGAATATGCTTTGTCCCATCATTCAAGAATCCTGCAACGAATGCCTTATCACCAAAACCAACCGTTGAGCTACCATTATGGTCACCATCAATATCGCCTTTTTTACTACTAACATCCTTGCTCAGATGCCCATACTTGCCACCAGTACCCTTTGAGTCTGGGTGCTTTTCTTTGGTGGTCTCTGCTAGCTTGTCAGCGTAAACATCAGCACCAGCCTTGGTAATCTTCTCTTGGTCAGATACAGAAAGCTGTGCAGCCTTTGATACTTGCTCAAGCCATTGGCCAAGTGCATCATCCATATCCATATCTAAGCCCCCTTTGTTACTTTTGTGAGGGTCAAGTAGTCATAGCGAATAGCGTTGTTTGAATCATCTGGGCTAATGTCTGAAATATCGTAGATAATGCCATCAAGGCGTGCCTGTTTCTGCTCGATATTTCTTACATCGTGACGAACAATAACTGTGATTGAATTGTCCAAACGTGTACCAATTAACGTGTACTGCTGGGTTAGTGTCCGTGTCTGCTGTTTGAAATGCAGTTTGTAAGCTGGTACAAAGCTAGTGATGTTAATGCCGGCACCAGTCGTGTGTGATTTTGGAGAGCCAAGCTCAACGGTTCTACTAAAGTCACTTGGTTTAAACCTACTTGCCATTGTTGTCACCACTAGCCTGTAAGTGTGCCAGCATCATCAGAAGACCCTTAGGCAGGCCATTTTCTAATGACCTGTCATAGTATGTAGCCTGTGCGAGCGTTTTGATGGCGGGAATTGTCAAGGTGTCACTATCTGATGCATCACTTGATCTATTAATAACACTAATTGCAGTGTTCACTAGGTTGGTAATTGTTGGCAATTCAGACTCATCAAGGTTTAGCTCAGTCATTAAGTCACTAGCAATCTTGTTTGGGTCTACTATTGTTTCTGCCATTGCTATGCCTCCGTTCGGCCGCCGCTTTTTGGTAAAGCTACTGTGCCTTTTTTAGGCGACCGGTTTACTTAGTTATTTGCCAAGAGAAGCAACTGGTGCAGTATAGGTAATGAACTTGCCAGCCGCTGTGTCAGCAGCTTTAAAGTCTGCCCGCAGTGCTGCTAAAAGTACCTGTTCAAAGTTCTCGTTACGCTGCCAAGACAGGTTAATGTTGCCCTTAACAGTTTCAACTACAAAGTTTTTAACACTCCCAATGAATGCCTTTGCATCTCCAGACTTGCCAAGCACATCATCAGCAACAACTACCAGTGGAGCACCGAACAATTGTTTGCCGGATGGAGAAGTGATGGAATCTTGTAATAGGTACCTACCTTCAGCATCCTTCTGCTTATCAATTGCGGCAAAGAATGATTCAGATACAACAAACATTCGGTCAGTGTAGTTGCTCAAGCCAACGTTGAATGCATCCTTAATATCGTCAATGCTTTTAGCGGCAACTGGAGTAGCTGTTTGCAAAACTGCACCAATCTTGTGCTGCTCAGTTTGATCCTTAATGTCATTAATGTACTGAGTCAGTAAACTGGTGATATTTGGATAGTCCTGAGTCATTTCAAGGGAAATTGGCAGTGAACCACGCAAAGTCTGAACATCATAATTGACCTGTGTTAAAGAGGCATTTGCAAGTTTAGGGTTGTCAGCCAATTCAGCTGCTGAAACCAGTTGTGCAGAAGCCTTAGACAAAACAGGAATCTTGCCAGTCGGTGCAGAAACCTGAACCTTAGTTACATACCCGCCGAGTTGTGCTGGATCCTTAGGCTGACTCATAATGTCCAATACTTGGGACGGTAAAACTGCTTCGCCCGCTGTAGAATCAAAGCCTGTGGAATCTCTCTTAATTTCGCCAGTCTTCAAAAACTCTTTAAAGTCACGTACTTCTTCATCTTCAACTTTGTCTGCTGTTAAATTTTTAGCCATTTGTTTCTCTCCATCTCTTTTATTTTCTTGCTTGATATCTTGTTCCGCAGTTACTTCAGCTTGCTTACCATCACGCTTTTCAATTTCAGCTGTTTCTTGCTTTGGCTTTGCTTCATCATCGGCTGGGTCATCTTCAGCAACTACCTCTGCCACCGGCGCGGGTACGCTTGTTAATGCCTGAACCTGTTCAGTCAGATGCGCAACCATGTCAGTCAGCTGACCGATAGCGTCCTTGTCATCGCCTTGGTTAGCCTCTGGCTTGTCTGCTGGCTTAGTATCTGCAGGGTCAACCTTGGGGTCAACCTGCTTGTCTTCATCTTTATCTTCTGGCTTATCTGCCATGTCTTTACCTCCATTATTCTTTAGTGCTTGATAGTCTCGCTGTACCTCAACTGACGTCTGCGTGTAGGCTGGGATTGGCGTGAGTGACAGCTCATTCAGCCGCTCAATTTGCGTTATTGTATGTACGGTTTCGCCATCGCGATAGTCCCAACTGTCACCACCACTCGCAATGTTGAACCCAATCGACACGCCCTTGACGTTACCGGCTTGAATGTTATTATATACGTCATGCGCCAAGGTGGTATCAGGCAGGGTAGCCTCGAAGTATAAGCCTTTTTGGTCAACCTTTAGGCTTAGCGTGTTAGCATCTACCCTTGCTAGAATGTTATTAAAATCATGCGCATACAACAGCAATACACTGCTTAGGTCAACGCCTTCAAGCGCGGTAGGAGAGATATACTCCACAAAGTCGCCTTTTAATGACGGCTGGTCCCACACAGCGCCGTATCCGCTTAGCTTCATCACGCCGGTGGTATCATCACGAGTGAGTTCGGCGTCATACGTGCGAATATCTGTGTTATCCATTAATTACACCTCGCTTTATCAGCATTTGTTGGGCTTGTAAAGGCGTAAGGGCTGGTGTGGTGCCACTTAGCAACTTCTGTATCTGGCTAATAAGTAGATCATTATCAGCATCTACTGCTTGACTTTCATCAATATTCACGGGGACGCCAAATTTGGCACCCATTTCGCTTTCTATTGGCTTTACATAGCGCCGCAAGGTGTTGCTATAAAGCGATTTAGTCATATCTAATGAACTTTGTTGATCACCTTGACCATTCAAATAGCTATCTGGAACACCAAAAACCTTGCCTATCTGTGTCTTGGACCAGTCATTACTGCTCAGGAACTTGCTTACGTCCGCATTTATTGCTAAATTTTGTACGTCATACAATTGATCAAGCACCATAGGCCGGCCAGCATTGTCACCCGTGTTGGCATTTTCAAAAGCTTTTCGTGTTGCTTCTTTTTCTTCTGGTGATAAAGCACCCTCACTAACCTTAATCACAGTTGATGGATTAATAGCATTCTTGATGGTTGATAGCGTCAACTTGTTTGCATAATCCTGAATATTGACTTGGCTTGCTATTGATTCTAGTGGGCTAATACCGATATACTGTTGGCCATTGGCGCCACTTGCCATTAATCGAAAGTGAAGCATGTTTTCACTTGGATAATTGATTGTGCCTCTCTCGTCTCCCCAGTTAACCGCATAGCTAATATCTGCACTGCTGTCTGCTAAAGTGACTACTACCTGTTGTGCCGGTGCCATCTCTAGATGGGTAGGAACATTGTTGCTATCTCTTGTAATGGCGATATAAGCGTTTCCCGTAAGCAACATCTGAACAACGGCTGATTGCCAAAAGTTAAATGGCGAAATAAGGTTGTTCGGGTTATTTATCACCTTGTCAAAGGGGACAGGTACATCAAATTCGGCGCTGGCAATGTCTGACGAAAGCAGATTCACAACTGAATACAAATCACTGTTGTGTAGTGCTGTGCTAGCGTCTACTAAATTGTTTGGCAGTATTTTACCGTTTTGAATGATGAAGCTAGACATGTTTGTTGATGGTATCGTCATACTTCTTTTTTGCATTCGTTCATATGGATTCCATATCATTGGTTACCACCTACCTTGGACGTAGGTGTGAGTAGCCAACCGCAAAAGAGCAATACACTGCCTAGTACCAACGTTCCTATGATGCTATTAAAAAGGTAGGCACTGGTTACAATAGCAATTAAGCCGGATACAAATAACACTGTTGGCAACAGTTCCTTAAGCATTATCAATTTGCTCACACTCGCACCTCCTCTGATTCTTTGTTTCTTTCATTTTTTTACCTCTCATATATATAACGTATGAAGTGCGTCATTTTTGACCAATATTGACCTTCAAACGCAAAAAAATATGTAGACTTTTAAAAGCCTACATCCATCAGGAATTTATGGCGTTCTTCATCACTCATACCAGACAATGGGGAACGGTTCTTATCATTATCTGCATCTGGGTCGAAGTCTGAAAAGGCATAATAGGCACGGCTAAATGCATCAATAACTGCATCAACAGCATCAATTTTTGAAGTTGCACGATCCTTATCTACCTTTATACCAGCGCTTGAGCCAACTATAACCGCGTTGGTCAGTGCATACTTTAAAATTGGGTCATCGTCATAATGAACTCGGCCTTCCCGAATTGCTTTCTTGAACTCATGTGTTGGTTTATCTAACTTATCTGATGTCTGTTTTAAAGGCATCAGTGGGAATGGCTCCTCTTGGCTTAACTTATCCAAAACATCGCTAGTTCCCCAGCGGTCAAATACAAAGAACTTAACATTTAAGCCATTCTCTTCTATATAGCTCATAATCCACGTGGTAACACTGTCTTCATCTATGTAGCCAAAGCGTCCTTTTGCAATAGTGGCAAAACCCAATTGCTCAGCTTGACGATAATTAATTCCATCTTGCTTTTCTTTTTCGGCAATACTTCCACCTGTGTGAGATAAGGGTACCCAACTGTGCTGTTGGATATAATAGTGTGTCTCTCCAGCCAACTGGTATGGATAAATGAAAGCAACTGCTGTGTCGTCTGCAAGTTTGCTTAAGTCGAATCCTATATAAACATCATGACCAGAAATGCTGAATGGTGGCTTATTAGCTACTGCATTCTCGATGTCATGTATGTTTAAATAGCGATTATCAGAAGCCTTAATCCACATGTTCAGGTTCTTGTTCTTGAACTCATCTAATGTTCCATCCAGCTTTTTCTTGTCTCGTTCTGAAACTAAACTAGGCAGCATCGTATCCTTTTTCAATTCAAGAATTGGGTTTGATTTTGTCCATGATGATGGGTCATCAACTTCATCTTCACTATCCTGACTGTAGTTAATTAGCAACACATCGTCTAACTCTCGTGAATAATCCTTTTGCATTGCTTCTCGTGCCAGCTTTTCATCTAGATAAAAGCTACTGGTGCTGTCAGGGTAGGCTGTCGAGATAGACCAAAACTGGTGATCATATACTTGCACCTGCCCACTTGTAATCTTGCCAATGTTTTCTTTAATGGTGCCAATCCGGCCATCATCACCAGACTCATCAGCCACAGCAAGCCGAAAATGGTAACTATCAAATTGACCAGATTCATGTGACAAACGGAGCAACTGGTTTCGCGTCTTTTTACTTCTAACGACATCATCCAAAGTCTTTATCTGCTGGGTTTTATATGTTCTCTTTACATCTGTAAGTTCACCTAATCTGTCAAAGGTAAGTTGAATGTACCGCCACCCTTTTTTGGATTGTGCAACCACAGGTGCTATATATCCCATGTCTTGGTTGTACATGCCATCAGATGCAATCAGGTAGTCATATGCAAGTAGAATATTTGTGATGTATGTCTTCCCATTTGTTCGTGCCACAGAAAATTGAACCCTATGAAATCTACGCTCACCCTTTTCATTCCGCCACCCTTGACTTGAACAGAGCAGTGCTTTCTGCCATAGCATTAGCGGAAGTGGTTTGCCTGTATCAACGTCTGGACAAATGCTGGCAAAGTTTAGCACTTCATGACACTTACCTAGGTCATACGTGTAAGGAAAGTCATCACTGCTAATCCGTGTCAAGTCTTGCAAATGCCTCCAGCAAGCAAGTTTAATATCTTTTCCGGCCATGGTAGTACCTTCAAGCACCTGAAAAGCATAGACAGTCATAGGGTCGTGATATTTGTCAGCAATCTTATCGTAAGCACCATTGTCTCTCTGCTGTTTATAAGCTCGTTCAACAGTCCAATCTGGCAATGTTAAATCATAGTCTACCAACTCTTGTCACCTGCCTTTAATGCTTGCTTAAGCGTTGGGCCATCATCGTCATCTTGGTTCTCCAAGACAATTGAAGCGCGTGCTTGTGGACTGAGACCCAAAGCATCACTCAAAGACTTAATCTTGGTGGTTGCATCATTCAAAATAGCAGCTGCAGGGTTCTTTCTACTTCCCGTGCTTAAGCCATTCTCATTTATATCCTCATATGCCTGTCTTGATAATTGAATCTGTTGGCATAAGGCTATTACCAGTGGCTTGTCAACTTGTTTGCATAATCCTGCTGCGTTTAACAGAGGTACAAGCTCTCGCCAGGCTGTATAAGCATATCCTTGCAAAAATCTTGGTGGCGTAACTTGCAATGGCTCCATTCCACTTGTCTTCTTTGCTAGTTCCTCAGTTCTTGCGCGTTGGTCGGCTCTATCTGATGCATCTTGTGTTATTTTCATCTTTCTGCCCATGTCTGCTGTACCTCCCTTCGTTTCTTTTCTATGTAAAAGCTTATGCATCAACATATGTAGCACTTCTTGCACTGCCTATCATACTCATTTGCTGTACTTTTGTAAGCATGACAAATGCCGGTATATCAACGTTTGAAGGCCATGACGTGACCCATATAAAATATTTTTATAATTACACATTTTTTGAGAGAAGACCATTTTGTTATGTGCGGTCCCTCTCTACGCCTACGGGGGCGGGCATTACAGCTTTTTTATTTTTTGATTGTGTTATTTAATATTTGCTGTCCATTATTTATTGTTTATGGTTCATCATTTTAAATTCTAATGGTTTAAGCAATGGCTGTGCAAGATCATAATTTGCCTCCTGCTGTACCCCCTCACTATATATACGTACCTGATGCACCGTTTTTGTCTTGTCATATAAAAAGAGCCAACCCTTGGCTGACCCTTGCAATATGTATGACTGTTCAAGCTTTAAGGTTGCTCCTGTCTCCGGTTGCCTCTCTTGTTGGCTAAGTGTCGCTCCATCCTTTCTTTATTTTTCTCTGCCTCAAACTGGGCGAACCCTGGCATAAGTACATCTAAGAAGTCAACCAGAGCTTTATCAGATTCTGTTAGCTTCCCATCAAACTCTTTGTCATCATTACCTTTTGCCATGTTCCTAATGATGTTTAACCGTTTCTTATAGATGCCTAATTGTTTATCTTCACCAGCTTGTTCTGGTTGCTTAGTACCTATTAGCTCGTTGACTATGAACTGTGGCATGGCCTTGTCTTCTATGTGTTCTACTGGCTTATCAATCCATGTTCTTACATCAAAGGCTTTCATAGTATCAGGTGTCCTTGGCATCACATTTAAGCTACTGAACCCTAAGTGGTCGTCTTCTGGTTGCTGGATAAAGTACACCTGACTAATGCTTCTGGTTAATGAGTCACCAGCAATCACCGCACCGTCCATAGCTCTAATCAAATAGTTGAACAGTAGGAATGGTATTGACCTAGATGACTTACCAGCTTCTTTTAACTCTTCGGCCACATAAAAGTACATGCTTGGCTTGTAGCTAAATGGACTATGCTTGCATCTATTTGCATCCCAAGCTGTGACAGTTAATTGTCCAGTCCCTGCACCAATGTCATAATGTGTTGCCAATAGATTGTTTTTAGTGGCTTCAGTATCGCCGTCTGTCCTTGCAACATCAACCAATTGCTTTGCCAACTTACCTAGTGCTGGTGGCGAATAGTAACTCTTATGCTTTTTGCTTATCCTTGTCATTTCTTGTGAATAGTAAAGGTTGAACCAATCATAGCTAACATCTGTTTCATAGGTTAAAAACTGGCGAAATAGCTTCTCACGTTTGTCTTTGTCAAACAATATGTGCATTAGATATTCACTTGTGCTTGCTAAATCGTCACCGTGCAAAAGCTTAGCAATTGTCTTCTGACCATCCTCTGTTTCAAAGTATCTATCTGTCAACCCATGTCCTCCCATCGTTGCTTTAAGATTGACTCATGAACGTTAACCACAATTGTTACCATGCCATTGCCCGGATCGTGAACGGTACTAAGCCATCCCGATTTGAACAGTTGTTTGGTAACTTCATTTGAAAGCAAGCTATCACATTCAATGTTTATGTCTTCGTAGCTTGCATGAGCTACTGATGCTGTTACTTGACTATTGAAGTCACGGAGGATATTTTCTATGCCTTCCCAATAATAGTCACCATGGTCCAACTCGCTTGGTCTAACTAATCTATCCATTTGTGTGCTCCTTTGAATTACTATTGATGCTTCACCATCGTCCATGTATCTGACATTTACAGTGTCAAAAGGGCATTCGCGTTGGTATTGCATCACAGCCCGCTTGATGTATCTTGCACTCTTATGCCCAGCACTTACTGTTTGCCATTGCCAACTCGATTGCCTCCTATAGCTTAACAACTCACTTGCAAGTTGGTTCTGGTTGGTATGCCATTTAAAAGTTAACATTTAGTGTCCTCCCGAAAGGTATTCAAAGCTATCACAGTTGCTTATAACAGCCACAGGTGCACCTAATCTTTCCACCATATCAGCTTGCAATTCATTCTTTATGTCAGGCGTTAAAGCCATCGGTGTGATAAATATGTACTCACTCTCATCAGACAAGTAAAATAATTTTCCGTCCATGTTATTTACTCCTTTGTCAATTACCTTAGTGTATGTTTATTGTTTTGCCCCCAAGTGACACATGCCAACCAGCGTCTTCTACCTCATCAACAAGGTGCTTAAGGGCTTCAACATTTAAATCACATTCAATGCTTATGAGCCATGAATCGCATTCACGTTCTTTCAGTTTGGCATTAATTAGTTGTATGTATGGCCTCAAGTCGTCACTAGCTTCAATGACTTCTTTAGGGGTTAAAATCTGGCCACTAGGTTGCTCTCCTTGTGCCATATACTCGACATTCTCTTCAAAAAAATCGTCATCATTGTTATTCATTGCTTTTTCTCCTTCAACACTTGCTTATAACGCAGCAAGGGCACTATACACAATCGCGAACCAGAATAATGTTTCCATGATGGCCAACGACAGTGAAATGATTGCCCATTTCTTATCCTTTTTGTTTGTCGACTTTGCAATCCCTATCCCACCAAACACAATGCCGATAATTGATAAAATGGCGAATGGATTCAACACAAAGCCAACTGCTGCCAGCACTATTGCCGTGATTGTAAATCCGTTGAGTTTATTGCCATTACTTGCTTGTACTTCATTTTGCTTACTGTTCATTGTTATTGTCCTCTTTCTTTTCTCTTAAAACTTTAGTCCACCAGAACCTATCTAAGTGTCTCAACTTGATATCCCCATTGGGTTTCTGACTGATAAGCTGCTCCAACTTTGTCTTCCTAAAGTGGCACTTATAGCACAGGGTCCACAGGTTGCTACTGTCTAGTGCTTCGGTGTTTGTTAATAAGTGCCTTTTGATTATATGGTCTACAATTTTTCTGTCTGTTACAACGTTGCCACACACTTGACATGTGGCTAAGTCACGACTGTAAACATAGTCTCGTACCCTTTTCCACTGTGATGAATGGTAGAATGCCACTGCCTCTGGGTCTCGCTTGTTCATGTCATATTGCTTTGCTTGCTTTGACTTGATTGCCATTGCCAACTTTGACCGCCGATATGCATCCTTCTTGGTTTGCCAAATGGCATCATGCTGGGCTTGGTGCTTTTCACAGAACCTTTCACCAACTGGCACTATCTGGTGGCACAATGGCTCTCCACATTCATGAACCTGTTGCTTATTTCGCTTTCTCAAAATGGCAAGTCGCTGTCCTTAACAAGCCCATCTAACTTGGTGCTAATTGAGTTAACCATTGAATCGCTTAAGGTGCCTGCTGAATCCTTTGGCTTAGAACTGAGCAAGTAGAAATGATTAACCACCACACTCCACCCATAGTGCACTTCACCATTTTCGTCTGCATATTTGCTGGTCTTAATTGAGCCATCAATGCCTACTTTGTCGCCTTTTTTAGTTAACCTATCAAAGTTTTCCGCTTGGTGTCCAAAAAGTGTAAGTGGGATAAAGTCTGCTGTTTGGTTATCACTTGATTTATAAATTCGCTTGATGGCCAATAGGCTTGATAAAACACCATTGCCAACCTTTGAATCCATTGATAGCCGTCCAATTAAATTAACTGAGTTCATCTATTTGTTCTCCTTCAATTCCTGTTCCAACTTTATGTATTGTGCATGCAGCAGTTCATTAAGGGTGTAACGATCTACACCTGAGTTGGCAAAATCCTTTAATACTTTGCCCTGAAACTTTATTAGCGAGCTATCAACAATTCGGTTCAACAATGGTGACTCTTTGTGCTCATATATCCACTGGCCTATTTGTTCGTCACTTGCATCGTTATCAACTAAGACTATGTATTCTTTCAATAAATTAAATTCTTCAACAGCTTTTTTGTCTTGCCAGTTGGTTATGCATTTCATTTTTGATTGATGCTGATGACAGTAGTCTATTAATTTTCTTAGTTTTGCATTGAAAGCACGGTCACTTTGGCCGAAACGAAACTTGGTCTCCTCAGCTCCATAATCAAATACGGATTGAAGCCAAGCTTGTGTAGACTTATTGGGGAAAATATTGGGTATCAGAGCAACTACCCTTTCCAAATCACGGTTTCTTTTAATTAAATTCGGCTGTATTTCTTCATTGATATTAATTTGCGAGGATAGCCGTAATACTTTGTCCTGCTCAACATCTCGCTGATGCCGATATGCACGTGCTAAATCTTTTTTGGCATACTTTACCTTTGCCATAAGTTGTACTGAGTTCGCAGTAATCATTTGCTGAATGTCAATGTCTGAAATATCTTTGAACCGATGCTCTATCAGTTGAATGGTCAACATTTCTTTTGCATCAGCATTACTAACATTCAACTCTTGCGACAGTTGCTTTCCGTATCTCTTGAAAGGCACCCACTCATTCAGCATTTTTATTGTCTTTTCATTGAGCAACTTACTTTTCGCCATCCTTGTCGCCACCTTTTTTTACCAGAGGGTCAATGATTGCTGTCGCTAGGCAAATAAGCAAAAGTACCAACCAGTAAGTGCCAATTTTTTCCCAGGACAACTGTGTGATACCTGCGATGTTTGCTATTGTTAGGAACCAACCAGCTGAGTTAAGAACGCTAAATGTGTCGAGGGTGACATTTTCTTTGTTTTTCATATGTATGTACTTTCTTTCTTGTCTATGTTATGATTTAATTGGGAAGGTGGAACTATTTTTCATTTGACGAAAATAAAATGGTAAGGCTTGTTAAGGTGTAACGTGTCATTAGCTGACCCTGCTACTGATGTGTTGCTTAAATGGTTTGTCTCTGCTGCTGACTTGATGCTGTTATAAATCACATAGGAACCGTCATCATTTAACTTTTTAACTGGACGCCCATTAGCCCTTTTCATTAGTTGCCGCCTGTGATTCTTCACTAAGTTATCTCTATGGCTAACCCAGCGTAAGTTGGAAAGAGCGTTGTTTAATCTGTTGTCATCAATGTGGTCAACATCAGAGAGGTGCTCAGGGTCAGGATTACTAATCCACGCTAACCCTAGCAGACGTGACAAAGTAACAGTTGTGTGTTTATTTGAGCCATCCTTTGTCACACCAACGACTACATAACCGCTGTTGTTAATGTACTGCCTGATAGGCCGCTTATTTAATTTTAGGTTATAGGCCATGCCAGACGGACTGACTGCATAGCGGCTAAAAGGCGCTGGACACTGGATGACTTCTGGCAAATATGGGTTATTTAGGGGCATATCACCAATTTGATACAAATCACGTGGGGCAACCTTTGCAACAACCTTAGCTATCTCTTCAAAATCAACATATGGCTCTTTTTCAATTGTATTCAT